GAGTACTTTTTCTCGCAAGGTTTTTTTTAAAGGGGGGAGGGTGTGTAATTTTTATAACGTATGAAATCAAGACATGGACTAACAGAAAACGGTGAGTTAATATTTCAAGAACTGGTAAAACAGTTGGGGATCTCTATTAAAGAGATTGATGTATTTGAGTTATCCATTCTAGCGGAATACTTAGATGAGTTCGAGAAGAATATGAAAGAATGGGAAAAACTAGGTAAACCATTCTTAAATAAGCATGATCAGATACACCCACTAAAGACTGATAGGAAAAACATAATGGAAGCTATTTTAAAGTTGGGTGATAGATTTGGAATTAACCCCTTATCAAGGGCTAAAAACAAAATAGGAGTTTCCAGTGTAGAGACTGAAAAAAAAGGGAAATTAACTAAATGGACTAAATCAGCTTGACCACAGCAGAGCAATACGCAAGAGATATTGATAAGGGAAAAATAATCGCTGGAGTCCCAATGGTTAAGTCTGCAAAAAACTTCTTGGAAGACTTAAAAAGGGATGATGTTTTTTTTGATTCAGAAGATGCAAATAGATACTGCGATTTTATTGAAAGCGTCATACATTTATGGGAGGGGCAATGGAGAGGACAGCCATTTAAAATGTTGCCTTATCAGAAATTCATAGTACAAAATATTTTTGGATGGAAAGTTAAAAGGACTGGGTTTCGGAGATACCGTGACGCTTATATCCAAATGGCTAAGAAGCAGGCTAAGACAACATTAATGGCGGCTATTGCTTGGGCGCACCTTCTTATAGATGAAACGGATCAAACGCCGCAAATAATAGTAGCGGCAAACAACGAGGAGCAAGCTAAATTATGTGTTAACTGTGCTGGTAAAATGATTGACGTTTCCCCACTTTTAGCAGAAATGCAATTGGAAGGATCAATAAGAACGCATACGTATGATAATGAATATCATAGAGTAAGTTATAAGGGAGAAGGAAGAGACGGAACTTTAAAGGCAATCAGTAGAGACATAAAAACAAAGGCGGGCAAAAATCCCTCTTTGATCATTGTTGATGAATTTATGGCAGCACCTACAGATGAGCTTTTGAAAGAGTTACGAAACGCTCAAAATCTAAGAACTCAGCCGCTTTTATTGGTAATTACAACGCCTGGCACTAACAAACAATTTCCTTGTTATTCAAAATTAAGAAGAAGGGCAATTTCTGTTTTAGATGGTAAGGCGGAAATAGATGATTTGTTTGTAGCCATTTTTGAAATGGATGAGGAAAAATGGGAAGATCCAAAGGAGTGGATTAAATCAAACCCGATCATAGAATTTGTGCCAATGGTCATGGATCATTTAAAGGATGACATTAAGGTATCAAAGGAAGAGGGTGGGACGTCAATAGTTGATTTTAAAACTAAAAATTTGGGTATATGGTGCGACACGGCGAGTGCTTGGATTCCTTCTGATATTTGGATAAAAAACCATAATCCAATATTAAGACCTGAAGATGTGGAGGGTGTTGGATATGCTGGTTTGGATTTAGCATCCACTAGAGATCTTAACAGTTTCGGTACTATTTTTCCAAATGCTTTTGAATTAAATGGTAAGATAATAAAAGCCATTATTTCAATGAGCTGGATTTCAAAGGATAATATTGTTTCTCGTGGTAGAGATTTCAGCCTATACGTAGAAAGGGGCGAACTGATAACAATGCCGGGCAATCATGTTGATGAGGAAATTATTTTAGATGATATTTTGGAATTTATTGATAAAAAGGAAATTGATTGTCTTTTTTATGACCGACAAGTCAGCGCGTACATCCCTCAGCAGTTATCTAAAAAAGGTCTGGGACAGTTTGCAGTGAACATGAAAGGATTTAACCAAAGCAAAGCTATGAAGCGATTTGAAAGAATGTGTTATGCTGGAGAGCTGGAGCATTTTGATAACTCGTTACTATTAATGGCTCTAAATAACACAGTGGCAAAGTTTGATAATATGGGGGTTCATATACGACCAGAAAAAGAACACCGAGAAAACAAGATAGACCCAATGGTGGCGGAAATTTTAGCCGTGGATTGTTGGATGTATAAAGAAATAGCCCCGGAAGAGCCAACGCCTGGAATATCCGGTGTTGATTTGTCAAGATGGTGAAACAAATCAAACTAGAATGAACAAGTATCAATTTGTACCAAAGGATGAGAGCACAGAAAAGCCGCCCACTATTCAGGAAAGATTTGTAGAGATATACTATGATCAGGACATCACAATGAGCCACACAAAAAAATTCTACTCATCACAGATGGATTTCAAAGAAGAGTATAATTTACAACCACCCTACACCGATGCGCATAGCTTTAAGGTGATGCTTAGATATAGGATGAAAAAGTAAAAATCTTTTACCTTAGTAGGCTATCTAATCACCTAATTTTGTTAGAAATACTCTACAGAATTGGCACAAACAGCTTCATCCTTTGGAAAGTTTATTAGTAAGATCACACCCGATTTTGTTAAAAAAAGCCTTTTTTCTGATTTTTTAAATAATTCACCCTACTATACTGGGATAGGATCAAACACCCTTTCAGACGTTCATATATCTAGTGGAAACGCTGAGACCATAGCGGCCTTTTTTACATGCCTACGCATAAAGGCAGAAACAATGGCCAGCATTCACACCTATGTGCAGGAGCTGCAAGGCGAAAGACAGGTGCGAAACAAAGCGCACTCAGTGGACTATGTGTTGAGTATGAAAGCCAACAAGCACATGAACGCTTGGAACTTCTGGTATACCATGCAGCTCCTAGAAGATCTTTGGGGTAATGCTTATGCACATATCACTCGCATACGTGGCGAAGTGTCAGAGCTAACCATACTACAGCCGTGGGATGTGGAAGTGAAACAGATGAAAGATGATGGATCTGTTTGGTATGTTCACAAAGGCAAACCGTATCCAGCTAGAGATGTAATACATTTTAAACAAAACTCACTAGATGGCATAGTGGGCCGATCAATAGTCTCTATACAAAGAGAGCAGCTGGGACTAGCCAAAAAGCAAGAAAACTATGCAGCCAAAACGGTTGGATCTAAACCACAGGCAGTTTTTGAAGATGGGCAAAACCTCAACACAGAAACAGCACAACAAATAGCCACCTCATTTGCAGAGCATGTGCAAAAAGGGATTACGCCTATTGTATGGGGTGGACTGAAATATAAAAATGTAATGATGCCAGCTGGTGATATTCAACTTTTCGAGATGAAAAGTATCACCACCTCAGATATTTATGGCATGTTTAGAATGCCAGCCAGCAAGGGTGGAAACTACAGCAGAGAGTCTGGGGCTACTTACAACAACGTAGAGCAGCAAAATATAAATTTCGTACAGGATGTGGTGATCCCATCTACCTCACAGAAAGAAAATGAGTGCAATATCAAATTATTTACCCGTAGCGAACACGGTAAATATGAGGTCTATTTTGATTTAAGCGAATTACTAAAAGCAGATTTAAAAACCACTCAGGCATTTATGGAAAGTATGTGGGGCCGTGGTATGATTTCAGCAAATGAAGGCCGCCAAAAGGTAGGCATGAACCCGATAAAAGGGAAGCATGGTGATAGATACTATGTGCAGGCTGGATTTGTTCCAGTGGAAAAGGTAGACGCATTTATAGACGGTAAGAACACCGCACCAAAACCAAAAGAACTAAACGGGCATGTGTACGAAAATTAAAAAAACTGAAAAGGTAGATAAAGAGCTTTTAAAAAAATTGAAAGCTGAAAAAAAGGAAAAGATGGACAACAGAAAGCCAATTTATAAAGGATGAAAGCACTACCACACTTTGAGACAAAAAAGGAGCTATTTGCCTATCTAAAAGCGCAAAAAGACACCCTCATAGCTGAGAAAAAAAGTGCAATGAAGTATGCTGATGTGGTGGAGTACACCATGCCCCAGGTGGTAAACAAAGCAGCAGCAGAGGGAGAGGAAGAAGAGGAAAAAGGATTTGTGACCGTTAAAGTGGTGGCAAACTCTGCCAATGTGCTAGACTCTCACATGGATGTGCTAGTACCTGGATGCTACAGCAAAACCATAGAAGAGCGAAAGGGTATGATCCCTCACCTACACGATCACAAACACGAAGTGAGCGCACGGGTAGGAGATGTGCAGAAAATTTACACTGAGCAGATAGCCTTTTCAGAGTTAGGTCTAAAAGGCATTGGCACTACAGAATGTTTAGTTTTTGAGACTGAGATACAAAAGGAGCTAAACAAGAATGTATACCATCAATACAAAACAGGCAGGATAAACCAGCACTCTATTGGCTTGATGTATGGTAAAATAGAATTAGCCATTAATGATGAAGATTCACAAAAAGAGAAAGACTTCTGGGATAAATACATAGGTCAAGTGATCAACTCTGAGAAAGCACTGGAAAAGGGTTTTTTCTGGGTAGTAGAAGAAATCACCCTATTAGAAAATAGTGCGGTGCTATTTGGTAGCAATAGTGCCACACCCACGATCAGCGCAAAAAGCGAGATCACACAAACAGCCGCCACCAATACAGAACAAGAACAACGAATAAAAAGATTCAAAAAACTAAAACAAGCATAAAAATGAAGGAAATTCATGAAATGGAAGCAGATCTAAAAAAGCTAGAAGACAAAAAAGCAGAGCTTTTCAAGATGGAAACAAAAGAAATCACAGATGCAAATCTGGAAGAACTTGAAAAAGTTAATAAAGAGATCATAGCCGCACAAGCGGAACTATTGACAGCAAAGAAAAAAGAAGATTTTCAAGCGCAAAAAGTAGCTGCCTCATTTTCTCCAGCGGTGATGAGCCTGGGCAGGGGAGAAGAAAAAGAAGAAGCCAGCCTAGAGCAAAGAGTATCAAAAGAGTTTGGCAAAGAGGCACATTCTTGCCTAGTGGAAGGAAAAGCCATTGAGGGAGCTTTAAAAGAGATGACGGAAATTGCAGCCAAAGAGGATGGGGTAGCCTATCATACTGGAATTGCAATACCTGGCAGATGGTTGGCAACTAAAGCGGTGATAGATCAAGCAAACTCTGCACTAACACCTACAGCAGTATCAAATGCGTATGTGGAAGCAATCAGAGAAGCGGCCATTTATGACAAAGTAGGATGTACAGTATATGAAAATTTGAGTGGTTCAGATTTCATAATACCAGTGGCAGGAAAGATTACAGCGGCACATGCTTCTGCGGAAAATTCAGCAGCAGCAGATGGGGGCGCACAGTTTGACAACCCTAAACTACAAGCGCAAAGAATCACAACGTATGCAGATCTATCTAACAAGATCAATTTGCAAAACGGTGACATTGCAATGAGGGCAGTATTGGGCGAGATTGGTTTGGCAGTAGCTGAGACTATTAACGATGCGATGTTTCCTACCGCAACATTGACCAATGCACCTGCATCAATTGCAGCAACTTCTGGTGTGGGTACATTCACAGAGGCATCAACTTATGCAGCACCAAGTAACACAGTGACGGGTACCATTTACGCCGATTTGATCGACGCATTGGTAACACTCACAAAGGCAGATGCATTAGCTGGAAATCTAGCATTTGTGGCGGCTCCAGAATTAATGAAGGATTTAGTGAAATCTGCAGGAATAGTGGGAGTGAGACCAGCATTAAACGGAACACCAGCAAACACAGGAATGGGAGTGCTAGGCTATCCGGTTTATTTCACCAACAGTGCTACATCAAGTGCAGGAGTCTCTGGTGATTTCATCTTCGGTAATTTCAGAAAGGTCCATGTGGGGTTCTTTGGTTCTTTGGTTATTCAAAGAGATGTGACCACTCAAAATCTAAAAGATGTGACCAGATTAGTAGCACACAGATACTATGATTTCAAACTAGCACAGGGTGCAGCGTTTGTAAAATCTGTTTCATTGTCAGCATAATTTTTGAAAGGGGCTATTTGAAAAGGTAGCCCCATTTTTTCAAACTTAAATTAAAAAAACAATGGATGTAGAAAAATTGACCAATCATGAGCTAGAGGTAAAGTGTGATGAGCTTGGAATTAATAAAAAGGGTGGTAGACTAGAAATGATAGCCCGTATTAATCAAGCTCCAGAACCAGAAAAACCAATCAAGAAAAAGAAATGAACACCAAATGGGACATATCAACTCCACCGGCTACAGAGCCAGTGACCGCTGCGGAAGTAGAGGCCGCATTGCGTCTGAGTAGTGGGTTTGATAGTGCCACGGTTACTAGACAAATAGAAGCGGCACGGGACCAAGTAGAGATTGATCTTGACCGCTCATTGATCACACGCACTATTACTTTAAAATTGGATAAATGGCCTGAAAGTGGGATTATTCACCTACCAAAACCACCATTTTTAGCCATTACTAGTTTCAAGTACATAGATGCAGACGAAGCAGAGCAAACGCTAGTAGAAGATACGGACTATACATTTAAGGAGCTAGGAGACTCTGGGCGTTTGGTGGTTACACCTGGGGGATCTTGGCCAACCGTATTGGACGGAAAAGAAGTGATTGAAGTGATTTATACCGCAGGATATGGAGCTAGTGCTAGTGATGTGCCGGGCAATATCAGAGAGCTGGTAGTGAAGCAATGCCAGATCATGTACAGCAACGGTGCACTAGATGATATGATTTATAAAAAGATGGCAGACAAGGCAAAATTTTACTTTGACTACACAATCAATGATTGAGAATATAAATCCATACGAACTCAATCTACAAGGCACTATAGAAGTGCGCACGGTAGATAAATCTAGTGGACAGATAGATGAGTCATGGAGCACAGCACATGCTAATGTGTACATGAAGCGAATGAACCCACCACGAGGCAGTGAGACAGAGGAAAACAGACAGACGGTGGCAGAGCAGAGGGATACTTTCAAGATACGAGAAGAAGCACGCACCATCACAGCAAAGGATTACAGGGTTTTGTTAGATGGGGTTTACTACTATGTGATAGGAGTAAGACCATTTAAAAGCAGTTTGAATTTCACTTTATTAGATACAATTAAGAAGGATAATGAGTGATGAGGAATACATAGACCCCTTAAAAAGGTCCCAAAAAGAATTAATACTAAAACTATTGGATGAAATGGAGGGGTTAAAAAATAGAGTAGATACTTTCATAGAAAAGGATACTAAAGAAATTAAAACTGAATTGCAAGATCTTAAAATCCATATAGCAGTGATCCAAGCTAAAGCAGCTGTTTATGGTGCAGTGGCTGCAGTAGGTACATCTATCATATTTGGTATTATTCAAACAGTATTAAAATGAGAAACATTGACACCATAGTGATTCACTGCACAGCTACCAAAGAAAACGACTCTTTGACAAGGGACCAACTAAAGCAGATGCATTTGGCCAGAGGGTTTTCTGATATAGGATACCATTTCTACATCCGGAGAAACGGGCAAATAGAAAAGGGCCGTCATGTACTCTTTAAAGGAGCGCATGTAAAAGGACACAATGCCAACAGCATTGGCATCAGCTATGAAGGAGGGCTAGACATTTGCGGAGATCCAAAAGACACACGCACACCAGAGCAAAAAGAAACGCTTACCCAACTGATAAACATACTACGCCACACCATAGGTAAAATGGATGTGGTAGGGCATAGAGACCTAAGCCCAGATAAAGACGGTGACGGAATAGTAGAAAAGCATGAATGGTTAAAACAATGCCCATGTTTTGACGCAAAAACAGAATACAACTCATGATACCATTAATACTAAAAATTATCATTTTCTTTCTCACTATCATTTTTTTAATGGCAGTGGATTTAAAGAAACACAAAAAGCCATTTGATGAAGGGCACAAGAAATTTAACTGGAAAAAAGACTGGTTTTATACCCGTTGGGATGATGCATTGGTCTGGATGATAGGAGGTGCTATAGGTTCATTATTAGCCAACGAAATAGCCAATCCATTAATAGAAAAATACACAGAGTTTCCAGAGTTGACAGAGGGATCAATAGAGCTCACCTCTATAGCCTTTTGCTCCTTGATAGGGGCCAAACTTTTAGAAAAAATATTTACTGCTTTTATCTAGTGACTCACTATTTAAACATATCACCCAAATCTAAAAAGTGGTTAATCTTTGCAGGAATAGTACTAGCTATCCTGGCACTTACATCTTGCAGTGCTTCCAAGCATTTGAAGATGGCCCAGCGAAAAGACCCCTCTTTATTTATCACTAAAATAGAAGTGAAAACAGACACTCTGATCAAGGAGGTAAAAGAAGTGGACAGCATTTTTATCGTTCAAAAAGACACTTTAATACAGTACATACAGCAAGACACACAAGGAAATGAGGTACTGATCAAATATAAATGGAACACCAAAACAGATAGTATTTATATCTCTGCTGACTGTCCAGATGCAGAGATCATCACCAATACCATCACCAATACAGAAACCATCATGATCAAGCCTACTTTTTGGCAAAAGTCGCAATGGTTCATATATGCTTTGGGCCTTTTGTCTATTTTCTTAGGCCTTAAATCCATCATAAAATGAGCCAAGCCATTGCAGCCATATTGAAAGGATCTAGCACTGTGACGGATGACTTAGCTGATGGAGTAACAGGTATAATGCACTTGGAAGAAGATCAAGGCGAAAGTGTGCCGTATATCATTATTGAGAGTGAAGTATCGGACCCACACCACACAAAAAGTGGTCAAAACTTGGACGAGATAGAGGTGCAGATAAGTATAGTGAGTAAAAGCTTGTATAGGATGGCTGATGGTGTAGCTGGGGCAGGAGATTTGGCAGATAGTGTGCGCACGGCTCTGCATGGTGTAAAAGGTATTTATGGAGGTGAGAACATAAGCCAGTTAGTATTTGATAGGCAAAGTAACCCATTAATATATAAACCCAGGGCAGGTAGTGGTAGAACTACACAAAGAGTGATGATAGATCAAAAATACTCAATGACTAAAAAGAGATTGTAATGCATATAGTGATAACAAAAAAGAAAAAAGACCCTAGACCAAGTAGGGATAAGGTTTTGGATAAGGGAATGAAGCTGGTATGTGATAAAGCAACTGCTAAATTATTCTTTGATGCCGATATGGCGAAGGAGTATGAAGAAGGGATAAAAGCAAAACCAGTAATAAAAACAGTAGAAGAAGCGGAAAAAATTAATGAATAATAAAATAACAAATAACAATGGCAACAACAGGAATATCAGCACCAGATAGCTACTACATACTATTGAATGGGGTTCAGTTTACTCATTTGACTTCATGCAGTTTATCTATAGGCCAAGAGACTATAGAGATTACTTCATTTGACTCTGGTAAGTGGAAAGACTTTATTGTAGGAGACAAAGAGTGGAGTGTGGAAGTAGAAGCATACTATGCTATGGATGCAGCAGAAAATGGAGATGAAGCAGCTGCGGACATAGTAGCAGGAACATCACATACTATACTACTCTCTAGTGAAGTCTCAGGGGATACCACTTTCGGTGGTACTGGATGGCCTACTAGTTTTAGTATAAGTTCAGGGAAAGGGAGTGCGGTTACACTTAGTGCAAGCTATCAAGGAACTGGCACTTTAACTATTGCGGAAGTAGCAGCGTAAAACATAAAACATCCCAACAAAATGGAAACGGTAAAAGTAAACGGTAAAGAATACGCCTTTTTAGTTTCTGCGGCTACATCAAAGAAGGTGACGCAATTGATAGCGCAGCAGATGGTGGAGCTGGAAAGACTAGACGATAAAGACAAAGATAAGGTGCAGCAAAAAGCGGTGGAAATGGCCACCGCTAAAATGGATATGAATCTATTGCTATTGCATAGAGGATTGAAAGACGGCCGAAATGCTTTGCCATTTTTTAAGCGGTTTTACTGGGTCCCCTCTATGGGTAAACTGGAGCGAATATTGAGCACTGCGGATTTAGAAAAGGTGATCATGAATAATGCTATGCCTAATAATGGGAGGGACACTACTGAATCTGACGCTGAAAAAAAGCACTAAGTCCCGAAGAGCTACAAGCTTGGTGGGATGAGCTGGAAGAAGTAGCCTTCGGGCATCTATTGTGGACTGAGAACGATTGGCACACACAGGATGTAAAACAATTATTTGCAGCGCATAGGCTTTGGAAGAAAGAGCAGACCATACAATGGCAACAAACACGGATGGTGTGCTGGTGGATAGCTGAGATGAGTGGAAAGCAGATAAAGAAGAGTTTGAAGCCTACAGATATAATGTGGCTACCTGGGGATGATGTAAAACCCAAAGGGGAACCATGTAAGCGAATAGTGTTGAATAGTGATCAGATGAGGGAGCAATACGAACGGGCAGGAATGGTAGTGACGGATGAATTTTTGGAAAGTATAATAGTTAAAAGAAGTGCCAAGAAAGACTGATATGTATTTATCTGGGGTTAGGCAGGCCGTAAAATTCTTAGATGCATGGCCTAAAGAACTAGCCCATGATGCAGTTTCTCATGCTAACATTTCAAAGGTAGCGGTAAAAGCTGCAGAAGTCTCTGTGGATGCTTCCAAATCATTGATCTTGAAAAAGGCACGAGGCACAGATGCTGGGTTTTCAAAAGTTCGTCAAGTGGCAAATCAAATAAAAGCAAAGCGAATCCCTCAAAGGTACGCAACACCAGGAGCTACGGTAAGTGTTTCTGGAAATGATGTGCTAGTAAAGGGCAGCAAGTATGGCATGTGGAATATACAGGGCTATGCAAAGCTACTTGGAGAGGGTGCATACATTAATAATGATCGTGGTGGACATGGTGAATTTGATGGGTTTGGTAATTTCATAAAGCAGGGAGCCATTAAAACCATGCGTATGCAAAAGGCTATTTTCAAAAATGGCATTAGAAAAGAAGCGGACAGGGTAAAGCGAAAAATAATAAAAAGACTTGGCAATGGGTAATAGTAGTGAAGTGCAAGCTCTGGTATATCGTTTGACCGCACAAACAGATCAACTACAAAGAGATCTAAACAAAGCGCAGGGAAGGTTGAAAAGATTTCAACGTAATTCAAATGCCATTACTTCACAGGTTAGAAGCCAGTTTGTTAAGATGTTTGGAGCTGGTGCAGTTCTTTACGGAGCGCAGCAATTGATTAGTAGTACTATTGATCTAGTAAAGCGAACGGACACGCTAAACAAAGCACTGACAGCCGTAACAGGTACAGAGGAAAAGCTGGCACACTCAAGAGCTTTCCTTTCTAGAATATCTGAGCAGTACGGGCTAGAGATTGAAAACCTTACACGATCCTATACTAAGTTTATTGCATCTAGTAAGGGGACAACCCTTGAAGGAGCAAAGGCAGAAAAGATATTTATGCAAGTATCTAAAGCATCTGCTGTGATGGGGCTTAGTGTGGATGAAACGGACGGTGTGCTAAAAGCTTTAGGACAAATGATGTCCAAAGGAAAGGTGCAAGCGGAAGAGCTAAGAGGGCAGTTAGGTGATAGACTACCTGGTGCGTTTAACATTATGGCGCAGGCCATAGGAGTGACTACTGGAGAGCTGGATAAAATGCTAAAAGATGGCAAGCTGATGGCCGATGAGGTGCTACCTGCTTTTGCTGATCAGATGCTGATTGCTTATGGTGCTGATAAAGTGGACAAAGTTGATACGCTCGTATCTGCTCACAATAGGTACACTAACGCATGGAAGGATTTAATAGCAGAAGTAGATAATGGAGATGGTATAATAAGCCAAGCATATAAATCTTTTTTTGAAGGTGGTGCTAACTACTTTAAAATCTTAACAGCCATAAATAAAGGGACTATTTCATGGGCTGATGGATTGGCTGCAATGATAGATCCAATGGGGATGGTTTTGGCTCTTAATAAGATAGCGGCAAAGCAGTCCATAGATAGTTATAAAAACACGCTGAACAATACAGAAGCACAAAGGCTGTATGCTTTAGGTATTGATAATGGTAGAAAGTCTTATGAGGACTTTTTGACTTTAGAGCCGGAGCGCATCATGGAATCTATGGCTGATAAGACTAAAGTTCTGGCAATGGTGCAGGGGATGTACACAGATGCTATAAAAAAAACGAGGGTAGTCACGAAAGAAACCTTTGAAGAATTTGAAAAAAGAATTGGTTCAGCTGAAAACAAATACCGATCATTCTTAGCCACATTAGGTGGTGATGGTCCCACACTAGACAGCACAGGCTTGCTAGATTCGATGCGAGGCGCAATGCCAGAAGATCAGCTATTTGATGATGATGTGGCTAGTATGTTTGGCTTGCCAGATAAAGAAGAGTTTCAAGAATACTTTGAAGAAATAAATCAGATAGCCAATACTGGATGGGCGTCACTTAATACGGTTTTTCAAAACGGACAAGATCAATTGCATAGCATAGTTATAGATCAGAAAGCCATCTTTTCAGACATGATGAACAACATCATAAATACCCTAGAAAACGGAGGAAATATAAAAGATGTATTCGCTGGAATGTTCACGATGATTGGAGGCCATATGCAACAATTAGGTATAGCAGTATTAGGAGTTGGATTAGGGTTAGAGGCATTGAAAAAATCATTACTAAGCTTAAATGGAGGGGCAGCTATAGCGGCAGGACTTGGATTGATAGCGGCAGGGTCATTACTGAAAGGCGCAGCATCTTCATTTGCCGGATCATTAGGTGGTGGTGGTGGTGGCTCATCAAGTGGTGGTGGTGGCTCATTTAATAATAATATTTCAGGGCAAAGCATCACAATAGGGGGAGAATTTAGGTTTAATGGCCGTGATATGGTGGCTATCATTGATGATAGAATAAAATTCAA